AAGACCGTTCCCTTCAGCCGGACTTGGGTAATCCTCCATAAAAGAGTCACTATGGACCTTGTAGGACTCGAACCTACGACCGGACGGTTATGAGCCGTCTGCTCTAACCAACTGAGCTAAGGGTACGGAAAAGAGCCACCTTAGAAAGGCGACTCAAGAGAAATTTAATAAGTGTGTTATTATTTTACACTATCTATAAATATTTTACTATACTTTATTTCACGACTGGAAACATAGCTTCTAAGCGATTATACCAAGGAGCGTTTTTGTTCCATTTATCTTGTCCGTAGAAAGGAATATCTTTTCCGTTGTTTCTCTTGTATAGGTCCTCAATGACTTTCATTTCATCCGGATGAGACACACGTCTTGTATTCACTCCGTTACAAAACATTACCGTCCAAGCATCTCCATTCCATTCTAGTTTACCCGTCTTTGAATTAATTGGTCTTTCGTATAAACATTGCATAGTCGTTTCTCCACCTTTTATATTATTTTGATTGTTATTATTTGAATTGCCATTGCCTTCGTTTGGATTGCCCATATATTTTTTTATTTGGCTAATAAAATAGTCTTTTACGGCATTTGTTTCTTTTCCATGCAATTCCCACGAACGGTGAGGACATGCCGTAGGAACAAATTCTTTGTGTAATCTTACAGTATCTCTATTAGGATGCATTCCCCAAAACTTCATATCTTCAGCAACTTGTTTAAATGTCATTTGTTCATTAGCTAAAAAATCGGCATCGCTAGCACCCATTGATTGACATACTTCATAGCCAACATAGTTCAAATTACCCTCTGGATTCGCTGTGTGCCATGCTGCATTGAATGTATCTTCTACACGTGCAATTGTATTCCGATCAATATAATAATGAGCAAAACCATTCGCCAGTTGTGTAGGAGACATTACAGCCAAGGAATTGACATATTGCGCAGCTGTGGCATAAATACTTCCGGCATCATTGTGAATGACAACACCTTTTGGCGTTGCATTGGGACGTCTCCCGGCAATCCCACCGCAAACAGATTGATTAATCACTTGCACCATCTTTAGGTTCACCACCTTTATCATTTTCATCTTTTAATTTACTTAAATGCTCCTTAACCCATGAAGGAAAAGGAACGCCTAACTGCCCTAAGTTTTCAATAATGGAAATGCCATACACTGCTATATAAAATAAGACAAATCCAGTAGCGATTGATTCTAGACCCATGATTTTTAAGTATGGATAAGCAATACTTACTAGGCAAACCACTAAAAGATGTTTTACCAATCCTAGCAATCCTTTTGTGCTATTACCCTCCTTAATGAAAATCCCTTTACATAATCCTGTTAAGATATCCCCTAACACAATCCAGACAAACACTTGGATAAATCCGTTAGAAATCATATTCTTAAATTCTAGTATCAATGCTTGATTATCAATAATCACCATATTTTCCACCTTCCAATAATAAAAACCGCTTAGCTTTCGCTAAACGGTTTTCCTGTCATTTTAGTAAATTCCTCTTCTGTAATACAACTAGGTACAAATTCTGCAACCTGCTCTGGAGTAAATAGCCCCCAGTCATACATCAGTTTAATGTCATCATATGAATACATTATTTTGCACCTCCGATTTGTTCTTTAATCGCATCAATTTCTTTTGAATTTTGAAGAGACGTAAGCATAGTCTTTGAATTGATTTGCGCAAGCGATTCTGCTTTAGCATTTAGTTTTTCATTTGCTTGTTTTAAAGCAGTGTTATCTGCTTCTAATACTGCTGAAAGGTTTTCTAACAGATTTAATTTCTTCGAATAATCTTGCGTGACCGCTTCTTCCCATTTTCGTTCCGAGAAATTAAAGAATTGTGATTGTTCATTTGCTAAACCTTCAAGTGGTTTTTCTACCACGTATGGCAAAGCAACGTTGTATGTGTCACTTACTTCTTGTGGTTCATAGCCCACAGGATACAAAACTTTATAAATAGTTTTCATCTATGTCATCTCCTGATTATAATCTGTTTTTAGCAATATAAGTGATTGTTCCCCAATACCACGTGTTTTTTGCGATGGTTGTTTGAGCTGATATTCTAACACCACTGACAAATTTAACAATTCCGCCACTCCCAACACTATTAATTAACGGAAATAGTTTGTCCGTGTTCGGTTGAAATTCATCTGGTATTCCCCAAACAATCGTTTGATCTTTTGCAAAATCTTTATCGATTCGCGTTTGAATCGTAAATTGAACAGTTACAATGTCACCGTAACGTTCAAAAGTTACAGATCCACCTTGTAAAGAATCAAGATCAGTTGGCGTAAATGATTTATATTTTAATCCATTTTGAGTTAATACTGCGTTGCCTTTTGAAAGACATCCATCTTGAAAATCCTTAGTACCTAAAACAGTCTCATTTCCAACAGCCTTTACTAATTTACCTTCAATACCATCGATGGCATCTGCGTGTGTTTTCATATACTTTACAGTGCCATTTTCTTTTAACTGAACGATATCTGCCATTACGCTTCACCTACCTTTTCAAATGTAAAAACTGGTAATGCATCCAATTTTGCTTTATCCGTTTTAGACATTAAACCGTCTTTTTCAGCAGTGGCATTGCCAGGAAGTGTTGGAATGATAGTTGTGTCAGGCAAAGCTCTTACGTCAGTAGCACTTAATGTAACTTCACCTGTGTGACCATTTACAGACGAAACAGTGCCTGCTCCAGCACCACTAATTTTTCCATCAACAAATTCATTTAATCCAACAACGCCAGCTGTACTAGTTTGTACATCAATAGCTACGCCGTCTTTTTTCACTACATATAAATCAGGCATTTATTTCTTCATCTCCTTTTACTTTTTCAAACTCAACACCAGAACCACCTAGTTTTCCAGCTTCATAATCGGCTATGATTTTTAACATTTTGTCATACTCCTGTTTCGAAATCATAATCCCATCGATAGGTAAATCTAAGTCTGCACGCGTAATAATGACTGCGCCTGTATGTCCATTTACTGAAGATACTTTTGAATTACCAGCCATTATCTCTGTTAGTCCAAGGATTGCCGATACGTGTGTCATAGGAAAAAACTGACGTTTAATACCATTTTCATCGGTTTCCATCATTCTTTTAGCATCAACCATTATCTGCACCTTCAATCGTAAAAACATTTTGTTTTGGATCATCAACTGTCGCTATGATTAACGCCCCTTCCTCGATTGGAAAATTGACTGTACCCACCAGTTCAACTTCATGATTCTTAGAAAATGAATCATCCTCTAAAATTTCTAACGTGTTTACATTGCCGTACTTGATGGTGTATAGCCGTTCTTCTAACCTCTGATACAAATATTCCATATCTGCCAATAAACGTTCAGAAATTGAATTATGGCGCACTCCTTGAATGTCTACACGTGCATCCATTAACTCGGCTAACATCGTACCGCCAGGATCAACAGTTTTTAAAATATCTTTGATTGATTCGAACCATGAAGTGAAATCTGTTTTTTGCGCATCTCGCCACGCTTCAAACTCTTCTTTTCTGGCGTTCATCCAATCAGTAAAATCGCCTTTGTTTTCATTGATAAAAGCGGTCATATCCGCTATTAAATCTTCAATTGACTGCCAGTATGACCCCATTTCACCTTCTGTTTTAGAAGCTGCTTTAATGACGAAATAAGAAAAATTCTGCGTTGAACCAATTAATTCTTCACCGTTATAAATCGTAAAATAAGCTTCTTGGCGATGTAACGACTGCATAGAATATTCATCAAAAGTGTACTGAATGATCCCACTACGCGCATCTACAACCGTTGCTGGCCGCTGAATAGGGTATTTATTACTGATTACAGATTCAAAAAATACCTTGCAATTAGTTAGATCTAATGGCAAAGCATTTTCTACGATATTTACTTCTAATTTTTCTGTATTCTTATTCCCCTGACGGACATTAATAATGCCTACATAGTTGTAAGGCTCGGTAGTGCTTAGTGTTGCTTGCCATTTAACCATAAAAAAATCCTCCTTTCACTATTTTGGTGGTATAACTATTGATTGGATAGAACCCTCAAAATAAAGACGGTCGTACTTTGCGACAATTTGGCCTTGCTCAGCATTCTGCTCTATGGTTTGAATACGTCCATTATCTAAGCCGTAAATCACGCCTGTGTGGCCATATGCGGGGTCTACTGTCCAACCAGTTCCCCATTGTCCACTTCGTCTAATATTGACGATAGCTCCAACGACTAAATCTTTATACGTAGGATTTGAGATTACTTTCCAACCGACTGCATTCCAATCATATGCTTCGCCAATATCTGCAGCAGCTGATGTATCACCAATGACATGTGACAATCCATAAATTGTACCTGCACCTAAACCACAGCCACCCATAAAGCCAGAATATTCGGCTGGTACTGCGTAACATTGGCCATTACCTAACCATTTTCCCATTAAGGTCTCTAAATGTTCAATTCCAGCTTTCCCTGTCGCAGTAGAAGCTTTCAAATCTTTGAATTTGTCATACCATGCTTGTGCATAGGTTTGTCTTTCTGGATGTGCTGCAGCTGGACGTTCAAAGTTTAATTCAAACGCATAAGCAGCTGTTTTAGGCGAGCTAACAACTTTAAATTCATCAACTGTTAATGGACTTACTTGTCCTAACCATTGCCCATTGAACATACACCAATTAATTAATTGTGCTTGAGCTAACGATGTTCTGTAGTCTTGTTTAATACCTGCAGCTGCGATTAAGCGTTGCACATATTCTCGGCCATTCCAAGTTGGTGCTCCAACCAATGGATATGCTGATCCGTCCCATTGGACCCAACCATAACCAGGACCTCCATTTTGTTCTGTATCTGGATTCATGTTTGGGCCAACTTCACCTTGCACATTTCCGAGGATACCTGCAGCAGCTGCTTTGCTGTATCCGTTAGCTAAAAGGTAACTCCATAAGTCCCAAGCAAATTTATCAGCATCACTTGTAACTTCAGATGGATAACCACCTGTACCAGCTCCAGAACCCCCACCGCCATTTTGACCAGGGATAACTTCTTTGCCTTGTAAAAACATTTTATCTGCATATATCGTTGAAGGAGTGCCACCTTTACCGATAAAATAAAAATGATTTCCCAAATGAAACTGATTTTTACCAGATAAGACAAGTCCTGTATTTTTTTCGTTAGATAATCCAATTGTGTTATAAGAACTATCGCCTACTAGTAACAATGCTTTGCCATCTGTAACGACTGGATTTCCGTTAACATCGTTTAATTCAGGAAAAGGATTTCCTTTTGTTCCCATCGTACCAACATGACTATTGCCATTCCAGAACTCCGTACCTTTTTTGGTCAATTCCATTATTTTAGTTTTTCCATTCCATGCTTGTAAAGCACCATTGACTAAACGTAATATATCTCCGTAAGAGTTAAATGACGTTTCAAAAATATCAGATCTAATTTTACCAGCTCTGATAAAATCGGCATTTAAAATACCATCAATGGTCCAGGCGTTTCTAAATGGGCCTTTCCATCCAGTAGTTGAAAAACCGATACCTTGGTTATTAATAGCGATAACATTCTTTGCGGTATCTGTGGAATCTGTATCCATAAAATAAAGCGTATGTGGCCTATTTTTAGGATATTGAAGAATACTACCACCTTTCACGCCATTGATTAAATCGGTAATGTAATCAATAAAGTTACTCATGTAGTCTTTTTTAGTTAAGGTTTTAATTGCTTCTTGAAAATCTTGACTTTGCTGTTTATAAAAAGCAACTTGGATATCTCCAGCAGTAATCTTTATTGTTTTTTCTGCTAAAGCATCATAGACAATCCCTGTAACTTTCGTTTGAATGTCAATATCATAAAACTTGTGATAAACAGTGAACGTATCGAATAAATTATAGTTTCTCATTTTCGCAAATTCTTTTGCTTCTTCTGAATCTGTGAGTTTCTCAATTTCTAGTTCAATAGAAACTTTAGGCTTATCACTTCCTGGATATAATGTAGTGAAGTATTTACCTGCCACTTTATTTAAGCTGGATAAATCTTTTACTCCTTGATCTTCAGTGAACTGAACGTATTGAGCGTAAACATCTGGATATTTGTTGATATATTCGCTCTTAACCGCATCTCCATAAATCCGTTGAGAAGTTCCGTCTACACCACTTTGAAGCTCTGCAAATGGTAAAACTTTAGTAACAATTGATTGCCAATCAAATTTAATGGTTAATCCTTTTAAATCTTTACCATAACGAACAGTTCCAACGTTATCTCGTCCTCTACGTCTTAACAAAGATAATTTAAAAGGTTCTCGTTTGATTTCTCCACCCCAATATTGAAGCAAAGAACCTTGTTCACCAGCAATACAATTAAGTACGTTTCTAGCTTCGAATACCGTACTAGAAGCTGTGTTAATATCAGAATATAGTTTGATATCGCATGGTTCGTCCATGTTCTGTTCGATTAATCTCATAGCTTCTGCACCATTACGATTATCAACTGTTACTAGCCTCACTTGTCTGTTTCCTAGTTTATAAGTACGAGATTGAGCATAAATGACAATACTATTAGTAAACGTATCTTTAAACGTTTGTTTGATCTCGAAAATGTGGTATTCTTCTAAGTCATTTGGCTTTGCTTTAATTTGATAGCCATTTTCGAAATAATCACTAAATCTGCTAATCGCTGGATAGTCCATTTCTAG